AAGCCACCAGATGATTGGTTGGTGGATTCTGTACGCAGGGCAGTTGCGATAGTACGCAACGCATCCAATCGAAATGCCAACAAAGAAGGTGCGGAAGATTGGAATACATTTGTGCAAGGTGATGAATCGTTAAGCAAAAAAGTGGAATCAATTTTAGAACCGTGCTGCCGTAGCATGGGAGTTAATGAAAAAGAAGTTGGCAATGAACTTGTCAATACGTGGAAGTCTGCTGTTGCAAATGCCGATACACCAACATTGCGGGTTGAAGCATGCGACAATTGGGCAAAGAGTTTTTTGAATAGTGACAGTGCCACGGTACTTGTCCAAAGGAGCAACAAGCATGAGTAACGAAAAAGAAATACGAATTAGCACAGCAGTGCAATTAGAAGTGCGTGATGAAAACGGAACAGAAGAAACAGCACCAAAGATTGTTGGTTATCCTGTTGTGTTTGATTCTTTGTCCAATGATTTGGGTGGCTTTGTCGAGAAGGTTGAACGTGGTGCGTTTGCTGAATCACTTGCAAATGGCGATGAAGTCCATGCGTTGTTCAACCATGATGATGACAAGGTGCTTGGCAGATTAGGTTCAGGCACATTGAAACTGTGGGAAGATGACCACGGTTTAAGAATGGAACTCGACCCACCAAACACCACAGTTGGCAAGGATGTTGTCGAATTGCTTAGAAGAAATGATTTGGTCAGTATGTCATTTGGTTTCTTTGATGTTTCCGATTCGTGGTCAATGATGGAAGGCAAGGATGTACGCACAATAAATACTGCAAGACTTTTTGACGTTTCTATTGTTTGCAATCCTGCTTATTCGGCAGCCTCATGTTCTGTACGTGCAGAACCCGCGTTGCGAAGTTTGGAAGCACACAAGGCACAGCAGGTCTTAGATACAACAGATTTTAACTCAATTGGCGAAACATCAAAACTGCAATTCCGATTGCGGATTGCGGAACAAGAATAATGAGTTACAAAACAAAATTGAAAATCTTAGAACTCAGCACAATGTTTACAATGGCAATGCTAACTGGTGGCATTGTCTTTGCTGTTTGTAGGTTATCGCACTAATGCTTTACTGGTCAAGAATAATCGTGATTTGCAGACCAAGCCCAACAGCCATTGCGTTGATTTACTTGTTGACACTATAACAATAATGGAAGTCCGTTGACTTTACACACACAGAATTGCCGTTGCAATTATCACAGGAACTTGGAACTAAAAAGAAAGAGGACATAGAAAATGTCACAAGCAAAAGAAATGCGTGAACAACGCTGCAAACTAATTGCAGATGCACGCACAATAATGGACAGCACAGAAACACTTGATGCTGAACAACGCTCTGCGGTAGATGCAATGCTCAATGATTCAGATACATTAAAAGCAGACATCGACCGCATCGAAGCAATCGAATCAGAAGAACGACAAATTAAAGCAACAGCAGGCAAGAAAAGCGAACTCGCAATTTCAGAACCAACAGTTGCAGAAGAAGCACGTGGTGTTGCATCAGAATCATATCGTTCTGCATTTATGAATTATCTACGTGGTGGCAAAAGTTGTTTGAGCCATGCAGAATATCGGGATTTGACAGAAGGTACAAACACAGCAGGTGGTTACATTGCACCAATGTTTGCACAAGGTCAAGCCAACATGCAAGACATGATTATTGAAACCATGAACGATGCACAAAACTTTTCACCAAATGCGACAAGTTTTAACATTGAAGGTCAAGTAACAATCCCAACAGAAACTTCAACAGGAAGTGCTGCGTGGATTGCAGCCGAAGGCGATGCTTACTCAGAGAGCGACCCTGCATTTGGACAGTGCGTTTTAAAACCGCACAAAGCGGGAACTTTGACACAAATTTCCGAAGAGTTGCTTAGTGACTCAGTTGTAAATCTTGAGGCGTTCGTATCAACGAATATCGCGAGAAAATTTGCGGCACTTTTGGAAGCGGCTTTCGTAAACGGAAATGGAGTGAATCAACCCACTGGCGTGACGGATGGAAGTGACAAAGGCGTTGATGCAGCAGGTGCAGCAGCAGTCACATTTGATGAAGTGCAAGACCTGTTCTATTCAGTTAAAGAATCCTATCGAAAGAATGGTTCTTGGTTAATGAACACAACAACACTTTCAGCATTGCGACAACTGAAGTATGCAAGTGGAACAGAAAGTTACATTTGGCAACCAAACATGGCAGAAGGTTCACCAGATACAATTCTAGGTAGACCAATCATTGTTAGTGATGATACAAATGCAATGACCACTGGCTTAAAGCCAATTCTGTTTGGTGACATGTCATATTACTATGTGGCATACAACGCAGGAATTTCACTGCAACGTTTGGATGAACTGTATGCTGCAAATGGTCTCGTAGGAATCCGTGGCATGTTAAGAGTAGATGGAAAACTTACACAAGGCGAATCCGTTAAACATATCCTCATGGCATAAGAGCCATAAGATTATTGGTTACTAAACCGCTACACATGGGAAGGGTGGGCAACTGCCCTTCCCACAGTAGCAGGAGAATTGAATAATGAAATATGAATGTATAAAGAACGGCATGGCAAAAGATGGACGGCACATAACTGCGGGCAAAGTCATTGAACTTGACCCCGAATATGCAGAACATCTTGTTCAAAAAGGTTTGGTTGTTGCAGAAAAAAACAAAACTGTTGCAGAAAAAAGCAAGAAGCAAAGAGCAGTTGTAAAACCAAAAGACCTTGAACAAGCAGTTGAAGAAGAATAATGGTTTATCAATCACCGTATAGTTATGAACGGTTCTTGGTAAGCACCCCAAGCACAGAGTGTTCATCAACAACAGCAGACTTGAAAAGTTGGTTGCGTGTTGATACGTCTGATGAAGATACTGAAATTGCATACATCGGCATGGCGTGTCAAAACCTGCTTGAAGATTTGACCAACACAACAATGTTGCAGCAAACAATGAAAGTGTACTTCAATGGCTTCCCGCCCGAAGGCACACCAATGCGTTTGCCACGACCACCACTCATTAGCGTTACAAGTATCAAATACGTTGACAGCGATGGCACACAGCAAACATGGTCAAATACGTTGTATGAAGTAAGTACGCTTGGCAAATTGCCTGCGGAAATACTGCCAATTGAAAGCGAGTCATACCCAACCACAGGCAGCACACCAACTGCAAGTGTATTCAATAAAGTGGAAGTGGAATACACAGCAGGGTACGCATCACGTGGTGAAATACCACAAGGATTTGTTGTTGGTCACAGAATGTTTGTTGGTCACTTTTACAACAACAGGGAAGCAACAACCATTGACAACGTGAAGGATTTACCGTTGGGCTTGCAGATGATTGTTGCAGTGAACAAAGTACCAGAGGTAAATTAACAATGGCACTGCTTGCAGGCAAATTACGCCACAGGGTTTCTATTCAAACCGAAAGTGCTGCGCTTGATTCCTACGGTGAACCTACTGCCAGTTGGTCTACTGATGAAACAGTTTGGGCATCCATTGAACCAACAAGCGGCATGGAAGTGGACATCGGTGAAGGTCAGGCGGGTATTATTACCCACCGCATTTTCATTCGTTACACGGCAAATGCAACACCAAAGAAACGGCTACTGTTTGGTGCTAGGATATTTGGAATTGTGTCTGTGCTAAACCATGAAGAACGCAACGAATACTTAGAACTCAGATGCAAAGAGGAGTCTAACTAATGGCAAAAGGTTTAGGCATGACAGGTGCGGGTGGTTCTTCTATTTCTGGTATTGCAGAAATTGACAGGGCATTATCCAAACTAGAAAAGAAAATAAACAAGAAGGTGATGAAGAAGGCAATGCGTAAAACCGTTGCCGAATATCGCAAAGCAGTACGAAAGCGGACACCAAAGCGAACAGGTATATTGAGAAAGTCCGTTACCACCGATGTAAAGATAATGAAAAAGTTTTTCATCAAAGGGCGTATGTACTTTGGCAGGAAAGCAGGTAGGAATGGTTGGCATGCACACTTGGTTGAACATGGCACTGGTGACAGGTTTGTTAAGGACAAGTGGGGTTTGAAAGCACGTGGTTACAGGCAACGTGCAAGGA